GCTCATGTAGGCAGGCTTGTAGTAATACAACATCTGCAATTCATAAGCTGCATCTGGTATAGGAGCGAATCTGAACTCACTACCTAGTGCGGTATAAAATACTGGCTGTCCATTAGCTGTCGCTCTAGTATTCCTATAAAAGTTGCTAGGGGACTGAAAGTTGATTGTACCTATAGGGTCTGTGCCAGATAAGTGCAAATCTCTCATTGCTAGAAAGTCCGATGGAATCTCTACAGTAGCGTCTGCTGCAACGGTATTAGTAGTAACAACTTTTAGCATCTGCCTAATACGCAAATCTCTACTTAATCTATCTTCAGCTAACCTAATGAACTCTGGGATAGTTGCAGTTAAATCACTACGAGCTAAATAACTAGCTATGGTAGCTTGCAGTGTTGTATAGTCCGTAAAAAATGCCATTTATACTCTTCCTGGTTTTGTTCTAAAGAATCTGTTGTCTGGATGATTCAAGAAAGCTTTAAACCTTTTTAGGTCTAATACTTGAAATCCTTGCATAATTTTTTTGTGGTTTAAGTCATCAATAACCGTCATAGGTATAGATGCTACTTTATTATCAAATATATCATTACCCCATTTAGTGTTGGCGGTAATCATGTCTTCTTTGTTTGAGTCTACAATAGCGGTACAGTCTTGGTATGTTTCTATCACATAACCATTGTTGGTATCATGTTTTGTCTGATGCCTATATGTAATTGGTTTATTTAACTCTTTTTCTAATGTGTTATCCATAAGTATCCTTAAAAGATATGCCCACCGAAGTGGGCTATATCAACACTTAAATTAAGCGCTCAAATCAGCAACAATTGCATGTGCTGCTTCGTTATTAACTTGCAGAGTTACCTCTGTAAGCATTTGATGTTTTTCAGCATCACCAGTTTTAGCAAGAAGCGTAGACTGGAATGGTCTTAATGTAGCTAGAGCTAACATAGTAGGGTCAAGAATTAATGCTTGTTCCCCATTGTTAGAAGCGTAATCAGAAGTCATGAATCTTTCTGGTATCACTGAAAGCATACCAAAGTCTGAAAGATACACATCTGCTGCACCAACAATAGCTGCTGCTTTAGTGCTTTTACCAACGTTGTCAGTCCAAACACGATTAGCTGCAATACCAGTAAAGCCTGATACTTTAACTTTCTGGTTAGGTGGAACAACCAACATAGTTGGAGTACCGCCAGCATTAAACGCTGCTTTCATTGCTGCTTTAAGAGATGCTTCTGTAAACGCTGCTGTTTCACCAGTAGCTGAAGGAGTACGACGTGCTGAACCAGGAGGAGAAGCAGGAGCTGCTGAATCTGTACCCGAATCAACTGTAGTCCAGTTAGTTCTAATCCAAGTTTGTAAAGAAGCCATTTTAGGTGCTGTATCTGCTGCACTTGTTACAGGTGCTACGTTACCAAGAATAGCGTACTCAATATCTCGTTTAAGTTCTTGTCCTGCTTTAGCTAATTGATAAGCTGTTTCTGTCTTACGACCTGCTGTGTCAACGCTATCAAGAGTGCCAGTAATGTTTACTGTCTTACCTAGAATTTGAGTTCTGTTAGTAGCTCTAACTGTAGCAACTGCGGTAAATGCTGCTGCATCTGCACCCTCTACTAATGCTGTGTTAGCTGCTGCTCCTAGTGTATCTGTTTGCCACTCATGTAGAGTAGCTGTTGCTTTAGTTTTACCAATTGAAGAAACTACTGGAGTTTCTGTTGGAGCGATGTTGTAAATCGTGTTGGATAAATCCTCACGAATACCAACCGCACTGTACGTCTTAAATGAAGCCATTGTTATTTTTCCTTAAATGAATTTTTCAAATAAAGCTGCTGCATCCCTAGCATCGCCAGTTCGCAGTAACCTCTGTTGTTGTTTTTTAGTTCTGTCTGTCACAGTCTGATTTACCTTTGCACCGCCTTTCATAGTTTTTGGTGCATTAGCTACTTTCTTCTTAACGCCAGCTTTACCTGCCATTAATTTGTCGTATTGTGCAGCTTTGTGTAAGACTAGAACATGCCGTGAATCATAGACAGAAGATAACTCTGCCTCTGTGAAACCAAGCTTTTTTCCATAGTTACGAATCTCATTACGAGTTTGTTCGCCTTTGACTTTATCTGAAAACTCTGGCAAGGATTGCGTTAATTTTTCTGCTTCTGCAGCTACATACCTTTGCATCTGTGCTGCCCTATCCGATTGTTGCTGTTGAGCAATGCGGTTTTGTTCAGCGTGCACTTGTTGTAGGTGCTCTTTATTTTCGGTCATTTCTGCGACCTTAACTGCGTATCCTATTGGGTCGTTCTCTTTCATGCTTGCTAAATCTTCTTGGCTACCATTATTACCAACCAAAAATTGTTCTACTGCTTGCAAGCGTTGTGAATAGTCATCCCTAACTTGTCGAGCTTCAATAATAGCTTTAGACTCTTGTTCAATCATCTTTCTTTGTTCAGCTATTTCTTGAGTCTTCTTTGTATAGTCTGCACCTAGTTGGTAGGATTTCTTAAGTTCATCAAGGGTAACTTCTTTTTCTTCGCCAGCTGCTTTTACGGTGAAAGTTTGTTCTTCCTCAACTTCTTCTTCATCTTCAACTTCGGAGTCATCTTCATCAGAGTCATCATCAGCTTCATCGGCATCCAATTCTTCTTCTTCAGTTTCCTCTACCTCTACTTCTTCTGTATCTTCTTCCTGTTCAGTTGGTTGCTCGTTAGAGTCCTCTGGGGTGGATAACATACCTTCAAAAGCAGATGCTGCATCTTCTAATGTAATAGGGGTATCTTGTCCACTTCCAACTTCTGGAGTCGTGGTATCTTCACTCATTGTATTTCCTTAATTACCAGCTAGGCGTGGTTTACCATATAAGCTAAATGCTTATAATATCGTCCATGATTTATCCTTAATCTTGTCGCTGTCGACTACAGATTGAAGTCTAGTCATCATGCTATCTATTGCTTTAATCCTGTTGTAAGCTCTTTCTCTTGCTTCCGTATCTTCAGGGTTAGAGTTCTTTATGTCGTCAAAACATTCTTTGGTCATATCATCTAGTTCGTTGATAAATGACTCGGTGTTTAGTACGCTCCGTATTTCTGCTTTTCTATCCAATTAAATCCCCTGTTGGGACAAGTTATTAATCTTATCTAAAGCGTTGATTAGTTCTTTGGATTGTGCAAGGTCAGATTTCTTATTATCATTCTGTGCTTTCTGTGCCAACTCCATTTCTTTGATAGCCATCTCTGCTTCAAACTGTGCTTGTTTCTGTTGTAGCTCAAGCATTTCTTTCTGGACTTTTAATTCCAACTGTTGTTTGTCTAATTCAAGTTGAGCCATCTTGGCCTGCATTTGCATTTCAGCTTTCTCTTTCTCTACCTGTGCCAGTATTTTAGCTGCTTCGGTATTAGGGTCAGTCTGTGGTTGCTCTGCTTGTTGTTGAGCCAACTGCTCTGATTCTTCGTCAGTAATATCTTTTAGGAATCCAGACTCATCTTTAAATCCAGCCATGTTGACAAATTTAGCTAATGTATCCCTGTATTGTTTAATGCTGACTAATGGGTTACCTAGTCCGTACTGGGTTAGCATCTGTTCTTGCTTATCAAGAATCATTTGCATAACGCTTAACTGTTCACCTTTAGAGCCAGTGCCTAGTCCTACGTTAACAGTGACATTGTATTGATTGCTCCACTCTCTGGGATTCATGGGTACATAACTATTATTAACTTTAATGATTCTTTCTTTATCTTGGTATTTACATACGAGTTGCAAGATGCCTTTGAATAAAGAGGTAACGCCAGTGTCTGCAAAGATACGAGCTATCAATTCTATTTTACCGCCTGCTGCACTTGACATAGCTGCGACTGCGGTTGCTGTTACATTCTGTAGTATGTTTGGGTCTAATCCTTGTGATGCTTCGCTTACGCCAGTTCTTTTAGCCTGTACACTATCTAAATACTCAAGCATAGGGAATGATTGTGAAGCACTGGATTGAACAGATAATGGTACTAACGCATTAGGGTTCTTAATTCTAATGACACCGCCTGCTGTGGAAGTTAGTAAGTCATCAAGGTTTACTTGGCCTTCTACTGCTCCAACTCTATAGTTGTTAGTGAGGTATAAGTTGTCTAGCATCTGTCTAGTGATAGTCGACTTGATGAGTTGTATATCCATTGTCCTGTCGGCTAATGATTCACCAAAGAACTTATGTGGGATAGGGAATGGGCAAACACTATGGAAGGGAACGTAGTCACATTCTTCATGTGATAGCACTTGGTTGTCTGCATAACAAACTCTGTGAAGTGATGCTATACCTTCGTTATCCAAATCTGCCTTAACATAACACTCGTAATACTCTACCAACTCCTGACTTTCGTCACCAGAGTTATTAGTATTGAAAGGCTCTTCGCCTGCTTGATATCTTGCTACTCTTTCTGGAGTAAAGTCTAACGTATCACCAATAGACAGTCCTGCTACAACATCCTTGTCATAACCCATTGCGACTAAATCACTGCGAGTAACTAAACTTCTTTGTGCAACAAATGTAGCGTCTGCTATGGTAGTAGCACGTTTATCTATTAGGAACTCTTCTGGAGCAACTGACTCTATTTTAACTTTAGATGAATCGACAGTGCGTTTGCATTTAATGTTGTAGTAAGTATTAATGATTGGTGGTACTTCCATCATAAATGGCATACCCATTTCATCAACCATAGGTTGTCCAGACATAGGGTCTATAGGTGGTTGACCAGTAGATGGGTCTATAGCTGGTTGCGGTTCTTGTTCTATGACTTCCTCTACTACTTCCTGCGATACTATTTCTACTTCATCGTCTTGCATAATCATTGCAAGCTCATCTTCTGTTAGGTTGTTATACTTTTCTTTGGTAACGTCTTTCTTGTCATCCCAGTATGCTTTGAGTACGCCGACCTTTTGACAGAGCCCATCCCAGAACATATCGTGAAGTAAAGCGAATCCGTTATTGTCTTTATAGAATATGTGATTGATATACTGCGTTGCTTGTTCGGCTAACTCTGCATCACCTTCGTTAACTGGTTCAAACACTACTGCGTTCTTTGATTGAGTGAATACTTTGATTAGTTGGGGTAAAGCTCCGTCGACAGCCTCTGCTACTTCAGCAGTTACTATCTGGCTACGACCTTCAACCTCATTACCATAAGGCTCTCTCATGTAATACTCAAGGCTTCTTTGGCGAGATAGTGATGTTTCGGTAGAGATAAATCCTAGAGAGTCATCAATGTATGAGCCAATAATATTAACAAGCTCCCTACTCTCATCTGAATTTACATCCATCTTCTTTTTGTCATATGCCATTTATACTATCCATTGTGAATTTATTTTTAGAGGTTTGTCCCATCCATCATCTGTTTCGTTTAATCCAATTGCCAAGTACCTGAATGAATCAGCAGCATGACTGGTAAAATCATGCAGAGGCTTATCAAAGAACACATCTCTTTTCTCGTCATATGTTCTGCGGTAGTTTCTTAATAGGTCAACTGCGTCTTTTACTTTGGTATGAAACCAGCAGCGTGGTAGTATTCTTCTAACAGCCTGTATGCCATCATCGATACCCAGCTTTGGTACAACCCGGCAATTCAATCCTGCTTCCTGTAATACTTCTAGTCTTGACTTACCTGTCCCTAATTCTCTTACTTGTATGTCGTGTGGCAGTAACTGCTCTGCTGTGTCGTATCGGTTATCTCTTAACCAGTTAACGTAATAATCTAGGCCTTGTCCATGATTCTCTAGGAAATCTATGATATGTATTTCTTGTCCTGCTGTCTGGCAAACAAATATTGCTGTGCTGTCGCCCATACCTAAATCCCAACTAACAAATGTTTTGCAGATGTCATCACGAAGTACACTGTCGCTAATCTGACCTTTAAACTCTAGGTCATTAATAAGTGTTCCGTAATAAGAGCCCTCTACTGGAGTGTGAAAGTTTACCTCAAACTCTTGTGAGTATTTATCCTCACCCATTTCTTTTCGTGCTGCGTTTAATTCTTCTTGGTCTACTAACTTAGTTTCACTGGCTTTAAATTCCAATAGATTCCAGCCATCCTTACCCAGTGCTGCTTTATCTCGTAGAGTAGCAAAATGATTTCTGCCTTTAGGAGTTCCTATAAACAATACCCATCCCTTTCTGTCTGATATAGCTGGTCGTATAATCTCACTAAATAAGCTAGGGTTAATCTGTGCGTATTCGTCAATAACTACACCATCAAAGTATGTGCCGCGCAATGAGTCAATGTTGTCTGCACCATACAAACTAATTCTTCTGCCAGTGAAGTCAGCCCTTAACTCTGCAATATTAATAACAGCACCTAATGGTCTTGTATATTCTGCAAGCATATCGAAACTTATTCTTTTGGCTTGCGAATACGTGGGACTTATATAAGCGAAGCGTGGATGCTTTAGCTCACAATTTAATGCACTGTGTATGAGTTGGTTAATTGCACCAACAGTCTTACCCATTCTTCTGTGGGCTACTACTACTGTGAACCTATTATCCCTTACTGACCTATGAATGAGTCGTTGAGGTTTTCTGGGTATGTAAGCAGTATTCTGTTTAGTCGTCATCTAATGACTCAATCATGTCATTATCATCTATGCCTGTAATAACTTGGATAATCACCGGAGCATCATTGTCGCCAGATATTTTAGTATCATTCTGAACCTTGCCTTCTGTTCTATCTAATACTTCTCTTGCTGCATGGACATCGCCGTCTGCTGCTTTGCGTATCAATGCCATAGCTATAGCGTTAGCTTGCTTATAATCTTCTTGAGTAAGGAATCGTTTTAATGAATCGCTAATCAATCTCTTGCCTTTAGCACCATGCTTACTGCCTTTGTTAGCAATAGCTGCCTTCTCTTGAGCTAATTTTAATTGTTCTTCTTTAGTCATTAGCTAGCTCCTAGTCGCTGACTGGATAAGCTTTTGATTTTATGTATTAAATTCATTTTGTTTTGTAACTCTCTTTCGAGGTCGTTACCCTGTTGTTGTTAAATTATTCTGTAGTTATACAATGCCATGTATTTTCTCAACAGCACGAATGAGCCCTATTAAATCTGATTCATGGTATTGCATCAGCCTTACTATTTCATCTTGGCTTAAAGCCATTTTATATAAGCTACCATTCTTCATTCTATGAATATGTTTTTCTTTTGGAATGGTTAGTAATT